CAACAAAGTCTATTTTAAAGCAGACTCAGTAGCTTTAATATCAAAAGGTATGGTTTCTTTATTGGCTGATATTTTTAGCGATACAACAAGAGAACAAATTAAAAGTTTTGATAATGAATCTTTAGAGAAGTTAGAGCTCCGAACTTTGTTGACTCCTGGCCGTAGAAATGGGACATATAATATGTTGTTAAGAATAAAAAGTATGGGAGAACCTAATTGATTTTAAGTAGAGGTAAAGGTAGACCAGAACTATATAGAGTTTATCATGTTTTTTATTATGTAAATGGTAAAAAATTTAAAAAGAATATTTATGATAAAAATGTAGATAGTGCAGTTGAAAAATTTAAAAGAGATTTTAATTACAAACCTAAATTTGCTCGAGATCATTGGTATAAAGAAGTGTGGGCAGATTACTCCAATGACAATAGTGTAGAAGAATTATGTTAAAGTATTTTTTAATTGGTTGGATGTGTGTAGGCACAGGCACGGATACAAAATGTTTAAGGGTAGCGTCTGAAGTAACTCATCCTAACTATGAAGAGTGTAATGAATATTATCAATGGGTGCAAGACGACCTCCAGGAGCAGGAATTAGGTGGATATGTCACCTTATCATTTAATTGTGTTCAAGCTGCTAGTTTAGAGGATGTTTTATACGATAAAGATATTTGATTATTTATTTTCTTTTAATTCATAAAAGAAATTAGTGTCATCGCCCGCTGTCCATTTACTTTCTGTTTCTACATTGTATTCAATTGTTGACACTTTAAAATCAGGGATTTTTAATTCAGCAGGTGTTAAAGATTTATCAAAAAATAAACAACGATTGTTTGGTTGAGCTGCGAAATGTTTGTTGTCTAATTCTAAAATATTAAATGATTTATGTTCTTCTGGCATTTCAGAGTATCCACTATTCATTGTATTAGCGTCTGAATGACAATTATCTATTGTAAATAAATATTCACCTGTATACCAATTTTTTGATGGAGCTAAGTATTTGGCTTTACAGCCTGCTATGTTTGATTTTGTAATAACTGTTAAGTGATAACTAAAAGCATCCCAGAGCTCCAACTCTTCTAATGAAAGATCCAGGTCAGTAGGTTCAGAAACAAAAGCACTGATAGGCAGCTTATCATATAAAGCACCATATTCCGGCAAATACGTTTCAAAGTATAAGGCTCTACCTTCGATAGATTTACAAGTAACCCAAACACCTTCTACAAATTCTCCATGTCCTTTTTGATGATCATATAAATATTGTTTTTTTATGAATACTTTAGTTGGGGGTAAGTTCGCTACTAAAAACATTTTTTTGTGGGCTCCAGACGCGGATCCAGAGCCCTTGAGTGAAATGAAGTTGAGAACTAATCTTTGCCATGATAACGAAAATTTGTCAAGAAAAACGCTATATTTATCAAAGATTTTATAATTTCTTATAATATTTATTGACATATCCCATGGATTTATATATTTTTACATCATGATGTGGAATATGATTATGTTTTTTATGATACCAATCAAGTTGATGATTGCGTATTGGGTGATAAAGCATATTTACATGTTCTTAATATTTTAAGGAGTGAAATATGGAAAATATGAAAGTAATAAAAGAGTTGTTGGAATGGATAGATAAATGTCCTACTCAATGTGAATGGTCTTCATCTTCTTCTACTCTCATGCATTTAAAAGTTGCTATGTATCAAGAAGAAAAAGAGGAAAATAAAGATGGACAATAAAACAGAAGTTGAAATGATTGAAGATTTAAAGTCAATGGAACTTGACGAGAAAGAAATTAAAAAATTTCTTTTGCAAGATCTTAATAATCAAAAAGAAGATGTTATTAAAATTATTGTAATGTTAGAGAAAGGTCTTCCCAGGAAGGATTGCAAGGATTTATTGGAGTCTTACTGGAAAGTATTGCACATGAGATCAGTGGTCTTAGAGAAGCAAACTATAGGTGAATATGTTGTCAATTAAGGAGGGAAACATGAGGATACCAAAGGACGAACAAAACAATATTGCTTTTGCATGCCAGGAGCATAAGGACGAGTCATATAGAAAAATATCTAAAGCAGTCAAAGATCCTAATTACGTTTATGTTAGGTTCTATGATGGGGAACAAAGCGAAGCTATGTGGGTATTTATTCTAGCGGGCAATAAAAACAAAGGCATGGGTTTTATAGATAACTCACCAGTATTGATGAAGGATGTGAAGAGAGGAGATATGATTAATTTTGAGAAAAATCATCAAAATATCGTTTACCGAATAAAAGATGCCTAATATTAAAAAGTATAAAAGTGTTGCCATACAAACTCAATTCTATGATGCATTGGTTTGTATGGCTAATGACTCTCACCGTGGCCCAGGCCAAGAGATGTCGTATTTAATTGTAAAAGAAGCAAACAACAGAGGAGTTGAGATAAAAAATGAGAAGCCTAGAAAAATTCAAAGAAGAAGTAAACAGCGTTATTAATAGCGCTGTGGATCAACAACAAGATTTCCCTACTACTGTGGAGAGAGTTAAATCAACAATTCTCTACGGCTATGCTCCACCAATGAATGTGGTGCTAGGAGTAATAGGAGAATACATGGAAGAAGCTGCTAAGACTCAAAAAATCAAGGCAACCATGGAAGATGAGAAAGTACAAGAGACATATGATCATATGGCTCAAGTATGGAATAAACAAAAGGAATAAAGATGGCTGATAAAATAGTAGACTTGTTTCAATTAGACGAAGGAACTAGAAATCCTGTGACTAATTTGGTTGAAAAACCTGTTTGGAACATTCGTTTTCATGATGGTAAAGATATAGAAGATAAATTGTTTTTTAAATCTACCATTCTTGAGTTATTATCTGTGGGTTATAGAAAGGCTGTTGAAAACTTTAGAAGGGGCTCTGCTACGACACATAGTGGCAGTCAAGCTGCATTTTGGATAGTCGTATTTCAGGATTATGAAGTAAGGCTCCAGACTAAAGACGAAATAGCTGATTGTATAACAGAAGGACATAGAAAACGTGGCGAAAGAGAAAACGAAGAGTCAAGAGAAACAAGCACCGAGCGCCCAGGATCATAAGTATCCTTCCTGGCCTATGGTCAGAGTAACCTGGTTAGATGCCATTGATGGTGAAACAGGATGGCAGGACCTGGAGGATATTGTCAAATCAGAGTTAGCTGTGGTTGTTGACGTTGGTTGGCTTGTTAAAACAGATGACAAAAAAACCGTGATTATGGGCTCGTGGTCATTGGAACCGGATGATAATGGTGGTGGTAGATATATAACCATACCTACATGTTGGATAAAGAAAATAGAATATTTAGAGGTGCTTTATGCTGAAGTTCGAAATTAGTTTATATGAACATAATGTTTTACGTGAAAGAGAAACACGAGATTTTAGGTCAGAAATTGATTGTGATAAGTATGTTATGGAAAATTACGATGTAAACAATTGGTCGTATGTAAAATTAAAAACAGATAGGATAACCAACAATAAGAGATGGCAAAATAGCGTGTCTTTGTTGGAAATAAAAAGAATACCTAATTTGACAGAGGAGGAAAGAAGGATGATTGATAATTTACACAAAGAAACAAGGAGTCTAACAAATGATTGAAATAATACTATTATCAGTAATTATATTGCTGCAGTTGTTTATAGCCATAATGTGTTGGGCAATAGGATCACAAATTGATGAGGTGCTACGTAACAAGTAGTATTACTATAGTGGAGAATTTGCTAAAAAAGTTTTTTTATTTTACAAAAGTCAGAATATGCCAATACCGTAATACTTTTGCTCTTAAACCATTGATTTTATTAACAAATAAGGGTATTGGCAAGGTATTGGCAATGTATGTAACGTACGCGCGAATGTTGATTTTTAAAAATAAAAATAGTAAATTTTCCCCTATATATAAAGGTTTTTTGAATGAATAACGAACAAAATAAAAACGATGTAAGCCAATACCAAGCCAATACCAGAGATATGTCTATTAAGTATCCAAAAGATGGTGAAGGATTGACAGAAAAACAAAAGTTGTTTGTAGATATATTTACCAGAAACGAAGGTAGATTAACTCCTACAGAATGTGCAAGGCAAGCAGGATATAAACCAGATAGAGCTCATGTGACTGCATCTGAGTTATTAAATCCAGGTAAGTATCCAAAGGTTGTAGAAGCTGTAACTAAGAGAAGAATTGAGATTGACAAAACCAATGAGGTTAAATTAAACAAGCATGTCAATGAGTTGGCTAGACTACGCGAGAAGGCTTTTGAAGAGGGGTCTTATAGTGCCGCTGTTAATGCTGAGCGCTTGCGAGGTCAAGCTGCAGGATTGTATGTTGAACGAAAAGAAATCAGAACAGGTAGTATCGACAGTATGTCTCGAGAAGAAGTTTTGAAAGCATTAAAGGACATAGGGTTCGAAGGTAGTTTTAAACAAGAAAACAATCAAACTGTGTTGTCCATAGAAGATAAACTTGAAGACTGAAACACTTTTTTGGAAGTCATTTAAAAATCATTTAGGCAAAGATTACTTGGTTGATCGCATTGAAAGTTACGCTACACCAGGGTTCCCTGATTGCCTTATTTTTCACAGAAAAACAGGATTCTTTACTGTTGAATTAAAAGTAGTAAAAGGTAGTGACAAAGTAACAATATCACCACTCCAAATATCATGGAATTTATCCAAATCTATGAAAGCTGCTCCCGTTTTTATCCTGGCCAGGGAGCTTGACGAAGGGGTGGTCAAACTGTTTTCAGGTGCCAAGATACAAGAATTACGCGACAAGGGCTTCAAATCAGTGCCCGGGATCTATGAGGGAAGGCTCGAGGACCTCGAATTATGGAAAGTAGTTTCAAACTCCCAAACTCCTGTCAAGTAAATCCTGAAAATATCTGTGGATAACCTGTGGATAAGTTCCCGCCGGGCGCGCCCGGGTTTTTTTCGCCGCTGAAACTCCTAAACTCCCCATTTTTCAATGTTTCCCGGGATTCAAACCATCCAGCAGCTGCCTGAAGACCAGGTGCCGGGATGCAAACTCCTAGTTGAAACTCCCAAAACTCCCTATTTATGTATATTTTCCAACAGTTCCCGGGATCCAGCGTGCAGCTGCCAGCTCACCAGGTGCGAGCCCGGGATTTCCTGACAGCAAAACTCCCAAACTCCTTAGTTATCAACCTTTCGATACACGAATCATCATGATCTTTCCATCTGGGCACCGGGCGCCCGGGAAAAAAATCCAGAATCAAGGCAAAAAAGTCTTGATTTATCGCCCGGGATCTAGTATCTTCACGCCTGATGCAGCACGCAGCTGCCTGAACAGCAGGTTACAGCTCAGAATTAGAAAGAAGGTCATGAATGTTCGCGTTTTTATTAAGTTTATTGGTCCCAGCCAAACTGGTTATACTATTATTGGTGATATATCTGCTGGTGAAGATCTTCTGATTCAAAACTCCCAAACTCCAAACTCCCCTTTCCCCCCTCAATACGTGAATCATGGTGCCTGAAGAGTTCCCGCCGGGCGCGCCCGGGTTAAAAATTGCAGCGAAACTCCAAACTCCTTGAAAAACAACAACAAATGTAATGTGGTTTGTCAAGATCCATCGCCCGGGCATCCAGGCAGCTAACTAAGTTGCAAACTCCAAACTCCACCTGTGAAGAAACCTATTAGGTAATGAAGATTCGTGATTAATCGCCCGGGGTCGCAGGTGAACAATTTTTGGGCATAAAAAAAGGGCGAATAAATCGCCCTTTTAGGTTTGTTAGTTATAGATTTTTGATTACATAGTTAAGCCAAGACGCTTTAGTATATAACCAATGTCGCTTTGTAGATGATGTATTAAACTAACTCGATTTTCTTTATCTTGAACAGTCCATTCAAGTATCGAATTACATAATACTCCACAAATCAACTTCCAATCCATAGAGTCTTTGGTTGGAACTTTTGAGATTAGGGATTCTAAATCCCCAATCGAATTTTGGTCTTTTGCATATTCAACTATCTCTTTCAAGACAGGTGTAATATCAACTTTGTTTACAGAATTGATTGGAACAATCTCGTTATTGTCTTTACTCATTGATTGATTTCCCATTAATCTCAAATACTGTATGAGGATTGATATTCAAAAACCTAGAACGATAATCACTAGGTAGACCATTACCAACACGACAAGCCAAAACATAATCCTCGTGTTCTTTAAAAGATAATTTGCTTTTGGTTTGTGTGAAGTTATGTGCATAAACACCAAGAATACCTCTTTTAAGTATTCCTGTTGAACCATCGTTTTTTATCCATTTACAAGAGAAAAAACCCATGCCAACTTTGGTTTTTAGTTCGTCTTTAGTCATAATTGACTCCTTTCTATTTCTAACACAACGACCTTACCACAGTTTGATCTTATACAAAATAAATAATTAACTTATTTTCAGTTATCTGTGGATAACCTGTGGATAACTTGCCCGGGGCCATATGTAGTATGTAGATCCAGGCCATACCTACTACATGCAGCGGCCTGGCCGCCCGGGTACTATATCTTGTGTTGCAAAAATGCAACACCACTACATGCAGCGGCTGCTGGTGCCCAGGTCGCTAACCGCTTCGCGTTTAGCTCCCGGTCTAAAAGTCTATATACAACCCCCAACCCCCCCCTTTGCAACTAACATCCATATAGAAGTTGTGTTGCAAGGATTGACAGTGGTAATCTCTCAAAAAAACGTTTAGAATGAGTCCCAAAAAAATTTTTTTAAAATGCAAAACATTTCGAACCTTGAGAGCTATGATACTCAAGCATTAAAGCTATTATTGAAGAAGGCTCTTTCTGATAAGCAGCAAGCATCGCAGAAAGATTTTTTAAAATTTACCAAAACAGTTTGGCCTGATTTCATAGAAGGTAAGCATCATCAAATATATGCAGAAAAATTAAATCGTATTGCAAATGGCGAGTTGAAGAGGTTGATCGTCAACATGCCTCCTAGACATACAAAATCAGAATTTGCATCTCACTTATTTCCGGCGTTCTTCATGGGCCGTAATCCAAAAGCGAAGTTAATTCAAACCACTCACACAGGTGAATTGGCTGTTTCGTTTGGTAGAAAAACAAAAAATCTAATTGA